CAACTGGAGTCTCAACGATTGGCGTACTCAATAAGCCTTCAGTGATAGCTGGAGTTTGTGAATCTAATGCCCTTTGCATTGCCTCACCAGCAAGCGTATTTTGGTTCTCCAAGCTAATGGTTGGATTAACACCCATTTTTTCCAGCCTGCTGTCGTAAAAGGCATCAGGGTTGGCATTTTTCGAAATCTGCCCCATGAGTGTGGTGTTACCAAATAAATCCTGCGCACCCAACGCAAGACTTCCTTCAATTGGTCGCTCTGCGTAGTAAGCAGCACGCTCCGCTGGCGTCATCTGAGAAAATGCGCTTGGGCCTTCTCTATCAGCGTCACTTCTACCGCCGCCACCACCACCGCCAACCATTGGCACTGTAGGCTCAACTGGATTCACAATATCCACCGGATGGCATACCAAAGAACGAAAACGGCTGAGACTGTCCAAATTGAGACATGATCTCAGCGTAACGATTACGCCCACCAGATGATGGCGTTGGGATATAGGGCATTGGTGCAGACGTGTAAAGTTGCCGCCCAGGATATGAAATTGGAAAGCCAGCAGGAGGCGACATAGTTGGATTGCTTACGCCAGCGGCTCTAGCTTGCGCAGGACTGCCGTACGCCGTCCCATCAGGACCGTACACAATCACTGCGGTAGAGGATTCTTCACCACCTAGGCTCATATCACAACTCCTTGCTCAGAATATGCCACTTAGGTTCATATCCCTCATCTGCTAAAAATGTCCTTGCCCAACCCTTACGGCCAGCCAGGGTAACTCGCGTGCAACCATTCTGCCTTCCCCAAGATTCGATATGTGGTCGCATCAGTTGGAGTTCATCTAGGTCGCCGCCAGCAAGAAAAAAGTGCAGATTCTTGAGTCGCGGATAGACAATGATTTCCGTGATGACTGCGCTTTTTGTCCCAGCCCATAGCTGAAACCGTCCTGCCTCTACACCCTGCGCAACATCTTCAAGGGTGTGGGTTCCTGCCGAGTATTCTAAGGCGGCTTCGATGTGTTGTGCCAACCGCCAAAAATCCTCCATTATCGTTTCCCTGCCGATGTAGCCTCCAGCCGCATCACGCCGACCCGCCAATCGTCTAGGACGTTGCCGGTGACCTTCATCTTGACTGACCGTCCTGAGAACCTGGTGTCGGTGGGAGCCTTGGCGCTAAACGGGCCGTAGCTGACCTCTGCCGATGTCGGATAAAGCCTAGCCGTGAAAGAGATAGCGACTTCGCCTAGGGTCTGCTCGTCGGGTATCACCGACCTGACGGCCATGATGTTGTCGCCGTTACCTAGTTCAATCGGGCCGGACTGCGCGTAGGGAGCCACCGAGTCGTAGGTGTAGCCGACTTCGTGGTCGTAGATGTACCCGTCGGTGCTGACAAACAGCGGATTAGCAAATACGCCTCGATCTGTGCCAGCGGTGCGCGTCATCATCCCGATAGACCAATGTCCCTCTCGGTAGTTGTAGGTTACATAAGAATCATTCTCATTTGATGACAACGACGGGTAGAACCAGGTCACCTCACCGAATGCTGAATTATGGACGGCGTAGACCTTGGACGCCTGCGAATAGTTGATATTGTTGAAGATGTAGTCTCCGACATCGCACTGCATTGGCTTGACGAAACCGTCGTAGGACCAGAATCCCGACTGACTCATCCACATCGCGGAAGTGTCGATGGCCGCTACAGCCTGTGAAGAAATCACGCCGCACCCGCTACCCACCTTCTCAAAGCTGTAGACGAATGGCAGGCCGATGTAGCTGGCGACGTGCGCGTCCACATCAGTAAACAGAATGTTTACACCTCGCACGCGCTTGCCGCACCTTAGAGATCCTGGTGTCGCCAGCTCAAAGTCACCAGCTTGGTTATTGGCTGCCGCCGTCCAGACAGTATTGTTCTCTTGGTCGCACCACTTTACCAAGCGCGGGTTGCCCGACGCGCCCAAAGCAAACATGATGCGCTCGTTGGTGACCAGAAGAGCCGCGCAGCTTGTTGGCGCGTTGGTGATTACAGCCGCAAGCGTAGGCGTCGTGAACCCTAGCTGCCACTCGTACAGCTTGCCGTCAGTGTTGCTGCACGCTACCAGGTACTCGCCCCAGGTGTCCAGGCTCCAGGTGGTGGCCGGTACTGATCCGGTGTCAGGTCGCGCAGTGCCATACGACAAAGTGCCATAGGTCCAGTACCCGTAGCCTGTAGTGCCAGTGGCGTTAGCAGAACCAGCCGTGAAACCTGTCGGGGTAATGTCCTTAACAGTCCCTACTGCATTCATCGCGTACAGCTTGGACTGCGTACCCATAGCCGCATAGCGGGTTGCGCTGTTGTCACGCCAAGCAATGATGCCTCGGCATATGCCGGTCATAGCAGACGTGGACTTCACCCGCCACCCGCCAATGGGTCGCAGGGTATTCTCAAACCAGCGTACCAGGTTGGAGTCGTACCAGCGTCCAGCAGACTGATATTCAGTGCCGTTGCGGTAGACGCCTGGTGGAATTTTTAAGGGGATGAGTGCCATGATTACACCGATAGGTTGGAGACAAACGACAGTGTAACGATGGCCGACGGTACTGCTGGCCTGGTTGGGCTGGCGCTGGCAGCAAAGTGCTCTAGCGTCACACCAACATCGCCAACCTTAAACACGATTTCAACATAGTCATTTGCCGCCAAACTGGTAAACAAATTCAAAGCCGCAATCATGTGGCTCGGGTCGCCTGTGCTTTTCCTTGCAGGTGGGTGATACCGACTGTTTGAGTTGTCGATGTTTGTGCCGTTTTTGCGAAACCAAATGTCCACGTCGTGGCTGTCGTTGGTGGTGTTTTTGAGTTGAATCGAAAACTGTATGTTGTAGATGCCTGGCTGCGATACGTTAAATCTGGATGAGTTTGATAGCGTGACGCCGTTGCTTAAATCGGTGGTGTCAAACGTGATGACAGTGGCAGCGGTGGTGCTTGCCGCCACCTGGTCTGTGGAGTCGTGGAACGCTCCATATGGGGCGTTGAGGTACTTACCCCCACGCGGTCCGAATAACGCTCCCAGAGCGTTTGTGACTCGGACGGCGTAGTTCCCGATGTTGCTGAATGTCTGGCTAAAGAACAGGCGGTCATACACCTCACCAGGGTTGCCAAGATTCGGCTGTGCTGGCGTTGTTATCTGGCCGCTGTAGTCGCTCATACGTTCCGTTCAAAGTGTGGGCAGTCCACCAAAGACTTGAAATTACCGCCCCAGCGGTTCTTGGGGTGCAAACTTTCCCAATATGCACCGATCGGAGCAAGGGTAGCTTTGTCCCAGATTATTTTCCCGTTCAGGAAGAAGTTCAAGTCCATCGCGCACCGTTTTAGGTGGATGGAGTTCATTGTCTTAGACCGGCCCGTCTTCACGTAAATGGCTTGCTGTTCTGGTGTACGCGCCAACTCGCCACCAGTGACCATGAAACCTGTGTCTGTGGCGTGCTGAATCAGCTTGCAAATGTCCAGCAGGAATGCTGCTTGTTCTCGACTAAGACTCATACAAACCCCTTTTTTGAACAATTAGGTCGATACAGGTTACGTCTACCTTAGCGCCCATCTTGATAAATTCCTGCTTCTTCTCCATCACCACCGCCATACACTGCTGCCTGTCGGTGTAGTGCGCAAGCTGCTGGAAGAACTCGCAGTGTCCGTTCATGCAGATGTAGAGTACGGGGATGAAAATGCTCATTTGTTGGTCCTCATCTCTGCCAGCTTCTCTACGGTACGTCCACCAAAATAAGCCAAAAAGACTATCTGACCCCACGTCCCTAAGAGGCTTACAAAACTCTCTTGCGGACTGTATCCAAAGGCCGACATCATTGTGAACAAGAAGTATCCTGCAAAAATGGCAATCAGGCTCATGGGTCGGATGTTCTTGGATAGCCAAGAGTCCGAAGACATATCCGATTTCCAACGGTCTGTTACGTTGTCAGCATCATTCTGTGCGGCCTTGGCAAGCAATTCCAGTTCAGCCAATTCCATTTTGGCTTTTTCAATGCCTAACTCCAGCAATCGTTCTTCATGTTGAAATTGCAACTCACGCAGTTTTGTTACGTCAGCCGGGGTTGGGTTATCAGGAATTTTCACGCCTAGCGTGTTTTCCACTACCTCTTTGCCTTTGGCTTGTATTGCGCTAGATAGCAACGTCAGGCCGTTTTCAGCAAGAGTACCGAGTAGTGCGCCAAGTATTGGAATCATCAGAAACCCCTATTCATAATAACGTGAAACGTGATGCTCACCAGTGGGACAACAATAGCGGATGCACCGGAAATCCAGAGTGTGTTCATAATGATTGCCACTTTTGCTTCCTTGTCCTTCTGCTTTCTTTCCGACTCTTCTCTCTCCATCGTGTTGCGCTCTTTAATCATCCTGGTGCGCTCTGCCATCATCTCTTCCCAAACCGGAGCATTGCCACTATAGAAGAGGATGTCCTTTAGCTCCTTCTCATGTTCCCGCAGCGCCTTAGATGCCAGTGCAATCTGGAGAGCCTGAGAACTGATCTGTGCATCCGTCTTTCCTATTGACGCAATCCTGGCCTTGCTGCTTGCTAGGTGTACCGTGTCTGCCGCTTGATAGAAACTGCTGAATTCTTTGTATAGGCCGTGTATATCTTTACCAAGGGCTACCGCTTTTTTATGCCAGCCACCGCACCTTGGGCAATGGCGAATGCTGTGAATGGATCAATCACTTCTTGTTCACAACTACCCAGCGGCAGATGCGTCCGTCTTTGTCCATGAATTCGTTTGCACCCATCTTCTTGTCCTCATCTCGTTTAGGAATACGACAAACCAAAACCGTCTTTGTCTCAGTGTTAGGCCACGGGCTTTCCGCTGAGACAGTCTGGTCAATCACTTGTCGGCCTTGTTTTCCAGCTTGTCGAAAATACGCTCTAGGGTCGCGTCGATCTTGTCCAGGCGGCTTTCAATGTCTGCCTTGCTTACGTAGTTCTTTGGCAAGTCAATCTCAATGGCCTTGATGTCTGCTTTCAATAGCTTGACAGAGTCCCATATCTCTTTGCACCACCAGCCAACGGCGACCAGGATCGCGCCTCCGATGAAGTTGAACATTGGCTGGAATTCCATTTACGCGCCCCAGGGTGTGCCAGTGGCGGTTACGGGGTTTTTTAACAGCGCAATTTGTGCGGCAAGGCCAGCTTCAACAGCAGTCTTGTCCACGCCGTTTGCCCAGCACCAGTCCAACACTTCCTGTTGGGTTACGCTGGCGTAGGGAATGGATGGCGTAGCAGCCGCAAAGCTGCAAGTGCCGTAAGAGCCAGCGGTGTATGTGCCATCAACAGCGGATGCTGTCCAGTGCGCGGTGGTGATAAAGCCGTCTGCTACCAAGTAGTCAGTTTGTACGATGTTCCAAGTAGTAGTCATGGTGAGTTCTTAGTTAGATTCAAGTGCCGTAATACGGGCGGTTAGGGAAGTGATGAGGGCTTGCTGTTCTTGGATGGCTGCGGTTAGGGTTGCCACCAAGAAGCTGGTGTCGATGCCTTGGTGGATAGGATTTCCATCAGCATCCACAGCGTCTTTATCTCCTGTTACTGCTTGTGGGCATACTTCAGCCAATTCGTGAGCAATAAATCCTTCGCCATCTGACCCGTCACGTTTCCACTTATAGGTCACAGGCTTGAGCGCAGCTACTTTTATCAACGCTCCTGTCATGGGCGCAATGTCTTGTTTAAGTCGATAATCAGATGAAGTATTAAAAGCAGTTGTAGAGCTTGTTACAGAAATGCCGCCTACTTGATTTCCTGCTGATGCTGCCCGTAAAACACCGCCCGTTGTATCTACACGATTTACAGATAGTGCCTCAAAACCACTTCGACTTGCCCAAGTTGTTCCGTTTGTGTTTACAGCAAAACCTGATACGTTATTGCCGCTTCCATTGCCCGTAGTAGAACTTGTAGTAGCCACCATAAAGTTGCCGCTGGAGTCAATACGCATCCGTTCATTGTTACCAGTAAACCAAGCATGGTATGAACTTGTTATGTTTTGCTGGTAAAAATCTCCCGCATCAAAGGAAAACAAAATATCGTTGTCTCCAGAGCGGTATTTAATAAACCTATCTGCCCCTGCGCCAAGTGTGTAGCTAGAGTCAGAAGAGACGTTTACGCTTCCTGCAACATCCAACTTGTAAGCTGGCGAAGCAGTACCAATCCCCACGTTGCCGCTGGAGTTAATACGCATCCGCTCAGTCATCGCTGCGTCAGCGCTTGCATTTCTCGTATACGCCGCAAGATAACCAAGAGTGTTATTACCACCATCGGTAATGCCACTTTTCCACGCTGCAAAAGTTTTGGATGCTGCGCCGCCAAATTCAATACCACCGCCAATATCACTTGTATTATCTGTAGCCACTGCATATATCGTTGCAGCTTTTGACCCGGAAACCGTTGGTGCATTAGCTTGGCCTGCACCCTCTACGTCTAATTTAGCTGTGACCGTGGAATTACCAATCCCCACATACCCACTAGAGTTAATGCGCATAGATTCCGCACCGCCTTCAGTAAAAGCAATGGTGTCAGCAGCGGGGAAAAAGATGCCGGTGTTAGTGTCGCCTGATGTAGTGATGGCGGGAAGTGCTGCCGTTCCAGCCTGTACAGTTGTCACGCCTGTAGCTGACAGAGTGGTAAATGCACCGGTGTCTGGTGTTGTTGCGCCAATGGCCGTTGCATCAATCGTACTGGCCGCACCGGTAACTGTTAGCGTACCGGCCACCGCCAGCGTCTTACCCGATCCGACATTGAGGCCGACGCTGGTTCCATTACCAGCCGCAGCAAACACCGCGTCAACCGAGTCCAGGTCGGTGTTGATCTTTGTGCCCCAGGCGTCGGTGGATGCACCTACCTCGGGCTTGGTAAGAAGTAGGTTTGTCGTTGTCGTATCAGCCATGATGTACCTCTATGCGGCTTCTTGCCACGTTGTTGCATTATCGGATATATCTGCCCATGTTTCACTGGTGTCAGATACCGGCGTCCAGGTCTCGGATGTGTCAGGTATCGCGCCCCATCCGAATCCAATGACTATCCCAATCGCACCGGTTGCGCCGTTGCCCATTATCTCAATTGATGTGACATTTGCGACAGTGCCAACCGATCCAGTTCCGCTGACTCCAGTGATGGCCTGGGACGATATGGCTTCTGCACCCATCGTTCCAACAGCACTAGCCGCAGCATTTCCAGCAATTGCTTTAGTGCTTGTCAGTCCAACTGCACCAACAGATAGCGTAGATGCATTCCCTGTAACAGAAATAGTTCTTGATTGAGAAATGCTTCCTACATTGCCTGTAGCAATAGTTCCATCTTCTTGAATCGATGTTGAATTTAAAACGCTACCAACAGATAGCGTTGACGCATTTCCTGACAAGCTAACTGATCTTGATTGGGCAACACTTCCAACAGATAGCGTTGACGCATTTCCTGACAAGCTAACTGATCTTGATTGGGTAACACTTCCAACAGACAGCGTTGATGCATTTCCTGATACAGCCGCAATCCTTACAAAAGAAACGCTACCAATAGATAGCGTTGATGCATTACCTAATGCAGCCGCAATCCTTACAAAAGAAACGCTACCAACAGATAGCGTTGACGCATTTCCTGACAAGCTAACTGATCTTGATTGGGCAACACTTCCAACAGATAGCGTTGATGCATTTCCTGATACAGCCGCAATCCTTACAAAAGAAACGCTTCCAACAGATAGCGTAGACGCATTTCCTGTAACAGCAATAGTTCTTGATTGAAAAATGCTCCCAACAGATAGCGTAGACGCATTCCCTAACAAGCTAACTGATCTTGATTGGGCAACACTTCCTACAGATAGCGTTGACGCATTTCCTGACAAGCTAACTGATCTTGATTGGGCAACACTTCCTACATTGCCTGTAGCAATAGTGCCATTTTCTTGAATGGATGTTGAGCTTAAAACGCTACCAACAGATAGCGTAGACGCATTACCTGATACAGCCGCAATCCTTACAAAAGAAACGCTTCCAACAGATAGCGTTGATGCATTGCCATCTTCTTGAATTGATCTTGATGTTGAAACGCTGCCAACCGATCCGGTGGATGCGTTGCCTGTTATGGCCAGGGTCGCGCTGTTCGTGACAGTGCCTGGTGAGAGTGTCGCGCTATTACCAGTCAGGCTTACAGCCGCGCTCTGGGTGACGCTGCCAACTGAAAGGGTCGCAGAGTTACCTGTAACAGCCGCTGTAGTGCTTGGCGCTACAGTTCCAATGGATGCCGTGGATGCGTTGCCGGTGATTGCAACTGTTCGGGTGAGACCAACAGTGCCGACATTTCCGGTTGCAACCGTCCCATCCTCTTGGATTGACCTACTGGCAAGCAGTGTCCCAATGGCAAGCGTGGAGGCGTTGCCAGATATGACAACATTGCCTATACCATAGACGCCCTTGCCGTAGTAGCCTGTACCGTATGCAGCCACGACGCTGCCCCTTCAGTTATGCCAGCCGGATCAGGCCGGTACTTGCGTCATTGGTGGGCATTGTCAGAGTGAACGTACCGGCGGTAACTGTCTGTGACCCAAATGTGTGGACGCTAACCGCCTTGTTGCTCTGGGTCGAGTTATAGATCAGGACCGCATCAAACGCTGTAGCCAGCGTAACCGATGAATAAGTTATGCTCGCGCTAGGCGTTACAAATGCTGTAGTACCACTTGTGCTTGGAGCAGTGCCGAATGTTACTGTGACGCCGCCTGCGGTATAGCCAGTACCAGACACCTCATTGGTGGCGCTATAGGCCGTTGTGGAGGCGTTTACGGTGGCGCTTGCTAGGTACAGCGCGGCCTTGAACGTGTCGGCGGTGGTAGCAGCGCGTATTACGCCAGTGCCGAAATTGTGGTGACCGACAAGCAATTCACCCTTAAAACTTGTACACATTGCCTGAGTATTTGCCATGATTTATTTCCTAAATTTGTTGAATAATACCATCAGAAAAAACGCTACGCTTCAGTGCCATATGGACAGACCTATGCACCATCTCACCATCCAGCCAATACTCTACCCAGCTTGTTGTCTCGGTATCGTTATCGATTGAACCCTCGCGCTTTTCCAGCAGCGAATCGTCCATCTCACCTTTTGTCGTAGTAACTATCATCCGAATGTCCTTGCTCTTGCCATCAAAGCGCCGCCCGTCATGGAGCCGCGTTCATCAGACAGGTTGAGTGCGTCGATGCCCTTCTGGTACAGGCCAGCCCATACCTGTATTCTCGCATCATCTTGGAGGTATGGCGCGGCCTGGAGCAGCGAACCGTAAAGGTAAACATCAGGCGACAGAGTCAGCAGAAAGTTGGTCGTGTTTGAGTCGGACAGCTTGCTGAGTTTCGCGTAGTAGATCAACTCAGAAACGTAGGACGTGTCAGGTGTCGGTAGGACGCGGATCTGTCCACCGATAACGCAAAAGTATTTAGGCTGGCCGCTGGCGCTGTAGCTGACTTGCAAGTCATCCATCGCGTTGATGCTCTGGAATACTAGCGGGGAGATGGGGTTCGTACCGGTCAGCTTGAACGATTTAGCCTCTAGGTAATCGCTTGGCAGTGCGCTGTACTCGTCGCTGATGGTGGCGTTAGCCCTGACAATCATTTGCCTGGTGCGGAGATCGCGCTCCATCTGTGCCTCGGCCAGAGAGACAAAGTCGGTGATGGCAGACGTGAGATCGCTACGGTTGAGCCAGTCGGCGACCGAGGCTTTCAGTTCAGCGTAGGTGCTAAGTGCCATGCTCTTCCTTCTCGATGTCGCGCATCATCCAGGTGTGGTCGTGCTTGAATTCAAACGTCCCGATGTGGCCGATCTCTTTGCTCACGTCGTGGTCTATGTGTATTTTATACCCTGCCGCCTGCGCCTTTCGGCAGAAGAAAATGTCCTCTCCGATGTAGCCGCGCTTGTCGGTGCGCCAGGGAGTCTCGAACCAAGGCTCTGTCAGCTTCTCAAAGACGTTGCGCTTGATGAGCATCACGCCCATTCCGATGCTGCCAACTTCCTCGATGCCGGTTGACTCCGGCATGGTGTAGACCAGTTCGCGCTCACCGTCAGGGCCGTACTTCTGGGCAGTCGGGCCGGTAGGAATTCGGCGCCTGGCGCAGTTGGTTGCAACGATGTCTAGGTCGTGCTTGAGCAGGCGCTCGACCATGTCCTGCGGGAACGTCATGTCTGAGTCGATGAACAGGATATGGGTGCAGCCCTCGGCCATCGCATCCAGCGCCAGGTCAGCACGCTGGTTTTGTATCAGCGTGCCCTGCATGATCTTGAGAGACACTGCATCTGTCGTGTTCAGCGTGTGGTAGCAGACCATATTCACCAGGCAATAGGTAAAGTTGGCGTGAACCATGTCACGGGCTGGTGTGCAGACTGCAATGTAATTGTTCATACTTGTCCAGGTCTCGTTCTGAAAAATCTGTTGTCGGGGTCATTGAGCCAGCGTTTCATGTACGCATCATCGTCCAGCTTGCCCTCGGCCTTGAGTTGGTAGTAGATAGTCTCCGGAATGCTGGCAACGTGATGCCACTCGCCACTCCAGTTTGCGCGCTCATCTACTCGATTGAAATCTGCCTTGTTCGCTTCAACAACTGCTGTGACATCCTGCTGAGTCTGAATTGTTGCCTGGCCAGTTTCATCGTTGTAATGCCAAAAACGGGTGATACCCGCGTCTTTGTTTTCGTCAAATACTTGATTGTTCATGCGTTAAAAAAGGGACCAGGTTTCCCTGATCCCTTCCAGTTGATTACGAAGTAATCAGGTCAGCAGCCAGTCCGTGTGCGTTCTCGGCCAGCACCTTGTGACCCCACTCCACCAGCAACATACGCTTCTCAGCGTCGCCGGTTTTAGCAAGTTCAATTTGCTGGTAAGGACGCAGCACAACCATCTTGGCGTACTCAGGATCGAGCACCCATGCGTCACGCTCACGTTGGAACCTGTTGGCAACTGTTGCCACGTTTCCGAAGTCGCTCACGTATAAATCGACCGCCCCCACGAGAGTGGCAGGTTTTGCACCGCCATCAATGTTGAAACGGCTGGATGCGATACCAGAGAAACCGCTAACGCGCTGCTTGTTAATAGGGCCAACCATCAACATTTTGGGTGTGCCGCCAGCAGCCCACACTTGCTGAATCACATTCTTGAGAATGGTTTCAGTAAAGGTGCGGACGTTACCGTCAGTACGCGCGCTGCTAGGCAGCGTGGTGTACGACGGATTAGTGCCGTTGGTTTGCATATCGACGTTGGTCTTAACCCACGCTTGAAGTGATGCAGTACCGCGTGCAACGCTGGTGCTACCGGCAGCAGCCACCGCGCCGTTGAGCATGGTGAACTCTTGGTCTCTTTTTAGCTCGCTCGAACGCTTCGCAATTTGGTAGGCTAATTCTGAGCGACGCCCTGCCTTGTTAACTACTTCTTCAGTCGCGGACAAGATGATGGTCTTGCGCGAAATCTGAGCGTAGTTTTGCAGGCGAACAGTTGCGGTAACAGCATCAAAAGAGGAGACATCGTCACCCTCAATCTGCTTGTTAGCTGCGGCTGCCGCCAGGGTATCGCTTTGGAATTCAAACAGCGAATTGCTGATTGATTCGCGTCCGATGTTACTCATGTAAGGAGTTTCTTCGGGTGCGATATTGGTGATGATGTTGGACAGGTCTTCACGGATACCTTTGGCGTCAAAGGTGGTGAAAGTATTGGTTACGATTGCCATGATTTACTCACTTTAATAAAAGTTCAATTGCGGAGACCGCGTCTTGTACGCGGCCACTTTTTGCAAGACGTTGTTTTGCACGCACTGACTCGCTTGTCGTGGAGACTCGACCCGCTGCTCCTGGCTTGGCTGGTCTTGGGCCATTGTTGACTACCGGCTTGATGTTGCCCCGCTTGGACATCATCTGTTCGTACAGTGCCGCTTTACGCAGCACGTTCACGACGCGGTGGTCAAAAATGTTCTTCAGTTCATCAGGCTGGAATCCGGCTTTCTGCCCGAATTCAATGAGTAACGCTTTCTCTGCCTTGGCCTTTGCTGGGTCCTTCCACTCGGGTAAGATTTCCATCAATTTGTCTTGCTCTTGAGCAAGAAACGCCTGCATAGACTGCGCTTGTTCTGCGCGTGAGATTTCTGCAAGACGCTGCTGTTCGCTCTGAATAGCCGCGTACTTGGTCTGGTTCTCACGCACTAGCTCTTTCTGCCTCACCCACTCAATGGGGTCCTCTTGGTAGAGGCGATCCCAGTCGATCTGAGGCTCTGCTGCCTGCTGAACTTGCTGCTCCAATGCTCCTAACAATTGAGCGTATTGCGCACGCTCGGCGCGGATGGCCTGGCTCTCTTGCTCAACTTGCTTTCGCACCTCGGCAATCTGCTGGGTCTTCCGCGTGTAGTCTTGAGTGCGTGAGTAACCTTGCTGGAGTTCGTCAAGCGTTACAGAAACTTCCTTACCGTCTACTTTGACGGTGAAAGTCTGCGGCTCTTCGCTCTCCTCTGATTCATCATCTTCCTCTGACTGTTCGGTAGGCGTTTCATCGTCCGATGCGTCTGCATCACCGGACAATTCTTCATCTACCGCCGCCTGAGTTTCCTCAGTTAACGCCTCGTCGGTTGACTTTTCTCCCTCTTCGGGAAGTATGGCCGTGAGTGCCTGGACTGCTGCGTCCATGTTGAGTGATTCTGTCATTTATTTACCCGTTCCAGCGCACGCTGCGCCACTTTTGCGTTGTCGATAGTCTTGGTCAATTCACCTTTGAGGTTGTCTATCGCCCTCAACATGGACCAGGCCATCTCGCGTTTCGCGGATTCTTCGGGTTTGCTGCTCTTGAAAATCCAGAGTTGTTCGTTCTCAATCTTGGTGATTGCTGTATTGAACGTCTCGTCCTCTAAGAGTTCCTGTGCCTTGCGGCCAGAGCGAATTACTTGATCTGTCATGCCATTCCAGGTTGGTTGATGGTTGCCTCTCGATTCATGCTGGTGACAGCTTGAATCTCAGCGTTGCTAATTTGTGCGTTGTACTTTAACTCAATTTCGTATTTCTTTAGTAGTCCATCCTGAGCTAACTCATCGCGCCGGAAATCATCGTCGCGGATCATCTGCTCGCGCTTGAGTTCCAACTCGGCGGCCTTCTTCTGGATGTCGGCCTCGATGGACTTAGCCTGGACCTCGGCCAGCACCTCTTCCGGAGTCGGCTTGGGAGGTGGTGGGGCTGGCGGTTGGTAGTCGGCAGGGATGTCGTTGAAGAACTGGCTGGAGTCCTTGAACCCGCTGATTTCCACAATCTTGCGTAGGGTGCTGGCGTACATGGACGGGCTTACCAGCGGGTTCTGTGGGCCTAGCTGGGTCAGTGCCTCCTGCTGCTTGGCGCTAATCATCATCAGAGCCTGGAGTCGCTCGTTGGTGTCGCCGTTGCCCAAGCCTATGTTGATGCTCACGTCCATGTTGGCGTTCCAGGCGCGGGGATCGATCTCCACAAACTGGTCGCGCAGGCGAATCATGCGGGGCTTGTCTTGGTGGGTCACCATCAGGAACAGGATGCCCTTAAACAGCTTCTTCATGCCCTCGGCCATCATCCGCGCCGTGAGTTCGATGCGGCCCTGGGACGCGCTGATGGTTGCGGCCACCGCCGCCTTTGTGCTGGACTGCAATGCGTCGGCGTTCAGACCCATCGCGGCCTTGCTCATGCCGGTGCGGTCTTCTTTGATCTGGTCGATGTAGTCCAGCATGGGAAAAGCCGCCTGCCCGACAAACGGGCTGGAGAACGGCTGCACCATGCCAGGGGCACGCATACGGATGATGGCTCCGGTCTCGTTGTTCAGCACGTC